CATCTGCGGCCTTGCCCTTGTCGTATGCCGCCTTAACCGCTTTAGGTGTCGCAGCCATTGCTTCAGACGTGCTATCCGTCGCGCTACTTAACTTTGTGAATCCCTTCTCGGTAGTAGTGGCATCAGGATGGTTACGCGATTTTTCATGTGCCTTTAACGCCTGGTCAGCAAGATCACCTGTCGGGCGCAGATCGGTGATATTGCCATTCGCATCAATACTTGCCACGGCAAAAACGTAATGCTGCACACCGTTTTGCACATAATCAGCCAGGTCAGCCGCCACTGTGATTTTGCTGGCCACACCCCAGGCGCTGGTCAGCGTTCCCGTCCATGCCACATCCAGCCAGACTTTTGCTGGTTTAGCCGGAACAGAAATATTCTGGTTAGCCGCCAGCTGCGCGCGCAACCCGCGCACATATCCCACCCCGGCCGTCACGAAATATTGTGAGCCGTTCTTTGCGACAAGCCAGCCATTACCCATAAAAGCCGCCGCGCCGTACAGGTCGATATTTTCCATGCGCTGACGTTCATCCATTGCGGCCATACGTGCGGTGAAGTCAATCTGCCAGGTTTCCGCTGGCGTGTTGATTCCGGTCTCAGCCTGTGCGCCGTTGTACTCCATCAAAAACGAACGGGTGAGCACATTACCCTGCTGTCCATCCTTCGTTTTCAGCTTCTGCTGTAGCGGCGCATGAACAATCATGGCCAGCGTGTTGCTCGCCTTGTTAATCAGGCCGATCCAGTTAAACGAAAAATCACCCACTTCCGCGCCCAGTACAACGGAGTGAACCACGGCATTTTCATTGACCACACCTTTACGGCTGACGGCCTGGCGGTGAACGATTTGCGCGGCAGGTGGCAGTGTTTCCTTGCGGTCAACGGGCTTAGTGGCATCCAGCCCCGGCACGTTGGCAAAAACAAATTCATCCAGCAGAACGGCTTCACCCGTTACCGCCTGGCTTGCTTTCCACTGCTCAAAGGCCAGTGTGATCGCTGTCTGTGACATAAATTCTCCCTATAAACTCGCGCTAAACGTTGCGCCACTGGCTTCCGTGCTGTTCAGACGTGCCGGATAAACCACGTATTCCCCCTGATCCCATCCCGCCCGGATAGCCAGGCTTTCAGACGTGATCACTTCAAACTGATAACGGCGGCAGGTTCGCCCGTACTGCCGGATTATCTGAATCATCAGCTGCGTGTTGTCTGCAATCTGGCTGTCCGTGACGCGTACCATGATCACGTCCCAGTCGATGTCCGGCTGGCGTTCTACCAGCTCCACGTAACCAATCCCCAGCCGTGAAAAGATGTTTATGAACCCTTCAACGGAACCCGCATCACGCGCATTAATGAAGGCATAGGCCACGCGCTTGCGGTACAGGCTCAGCGGTTCGCCACTGAAACGGCTTATGTCACGGTCATACGCGATTAAATTGAGTACCGGCTCTATGCAGGTCAGCGGATCAAACTGACGTAATGGCCATGTGATCCAGCTGTACACCTCAGCCCAGTACGTCCGCGCCGTGCGCAGTAAAGCCAGCGGCTCACCTTTATTCATCCAGGACGGCAGCGACATGCTGGCCAGTTTTTTCAGAAAATCATTCATCTTCCAGGCTCACCGTTAAGGAGTTAAGGCGCGGTACGCTCAGATCGCTGGTGATATCCTTCAGCGAAAACTCGATGGAATCCGAATCAGGGAAGGTTTTGTGCACCTCGCGCCCCAGCTGCGAAAACGAAAAGCGGGAATATGGCCATGTTTTTTTCACGTCATAATCCGTGTTTTCCCTGAAGGCGCAGCGGATCAGGTTTTCAATCCCTTTCTTCAGCGTGCCCTGCTGTTCCTCGTCAAGATTGCTCAGGTTTCTGACATACACCGTCACACTCAGATCGTGGCGGGTTTCCGGCATGGCAAAACACTGCATATCGTC